GTCCGTAGCGTCTCAGGCTGGCTTCGGCACTGCGAAGGCTTACACCTCGCTCGCAACGGGTCTAGAGAAGATTGAGAACCCCACCTCTGCCTCGGCGAAGCAGATGAAGGCGCTCGGGCTGAACGCTGAGCAACTGGCCTCCGTCGCTCGCAAGCCTGGCACCGGCCTCGTGGACGTGCTGAAGATGCTGGAAACGCAGTCACGCAAGACCGGAATCCCGATGAACACGCTCATCAAGGACACGTTCGGCCCTGCCTCCATCGGTCTCGTCTCGACCCTCGCCACAAACCTCAACCAAGTCGCACAGGCGAACAAGACGCTCCAAGCATCGAGCGGTGGCAAACTCGACCTCACCTTCGGGCTGACCTCTGAGCAACTGAACTTCAAGCTCAAGCAACTAGAGCAGCAGTCAAAGAACGCCCTGACCGGCTTCGGGCTCCTCCTGCTGCCTAGTGTCGAGACGCTGGCGAACTGGACGCAGGGAGCGGTCAAATACTTCGACAAGCACCCACTAATTCAGAAGATTGCCACCGACGCCACCATCGGCATCTTCGCTACGGCTGTCGTCTACAAACTCGCTTCGGGCCTCGGCAAACTGTTCGGGGGTCTCGGCAAGATTGCCGGAGGGGTCAAGTCCGTCGTCACTGGCGAGCAGGCCGTCACCCAAATCTCACTGCTCACGGAGATCGCCGCAAACACGGCTGAGATGGCTGGGCTTCAGGCAGTCGCTAACGAAGAGCTCGCTGTTGCTGACATCGAAGCAGGCGGCACGGGCATCCTCGGCAAAGCACTAATGGCTCTAGGCGCTGGAGACCTCGGTCTCGTATCAGGAGCCGCCCTCGCCATTACTGCCGGTGTCTTAGCGGCGCAGTTCGGTCCCTCATCTCAGCAGTCGCAGGCCGCAGTCGCAGCAGGCGCAGTGTTCAATGGGCGAGGCTACTCACGCCCACTGACCTCCGCCGCTATGCACGGAACTGACAACTACTTAGGCTACGGCTACCGGCCCTCGGGCTTCGGCATCGTCAAGAAGCCCACCGTCACGACCACCCACAAGTTCAAGGTAGTCAAGTAGTGGACGAGTTCGAGCTGCACGAGAACGTCGAGGTCGAAGTCAGCGTCTCTGCTATCGCCTCCGCCCTCGTCGCTAACCCTGCCTTCATCAAGGCCGTCGCTGAGGCCATCCGCATCTCGCAGACGAAACAGGTACGCTCAATGGGGAACCTGTACGGACACGCTGCTCAGCAACAGAAGCCAGCACCTACGACGAAGCGGAGGCTCCGATGACCACCATCGCATCGCTTCCAGTCATCGACGTATGGATTGGCTTCAACCCCACGAACTTCATCGCATCGACTGGTCAGGCCCTCCCTGCCTCGGGAACCTCGAACTCCTACTGGACCTATGTAGGCAAGTACGTCCGAGACTTCTCCACTCGCACCGGCAAGCAGCACTACCTCGATCGTGTCGAAGCGGCGACGCTGAAGATGACGCTCAACAACCGAGACGGCTTCTTCAACAACACGAACCAAATCTCCCCTCGGATGCCGGTCGCAATTCAGGCCACCTGGAGCGGCACGACCTACCCCATCTACTTCGGCATCATCGACACCATTCGAGAGAAGGTCGGGGACCAACTCAACTCGGACCTCGACATCGAAGCCACCGACCTGACGAAGTACCTGAGCCTCAAGTACCTCTACCGTCCCTCATTCTGGGCGACCTACGCCAACTCCGCCGCCACGAAGTCTTGGTATCGTTGCTCTAACTACTCCAGCACCGTCGTCACCTCTGCAGTCGGCAGTGGCTCGACCGTCACCTACTACTGCACGAGCAACGCCTTCAAGGTCGGGGACAACGTGACTGTCTCAGGGCTCGGGGGCAATCAGGCGCTCAACGTCTCGAACGCCACCGTCACGGCAATCTCGGCGTTCTCGTTCACCGTCTCCGTCACCGCTCCCTACACCTCTACCGGCGCAGGCGTGGCATACAACACGACCGTCTACGACCTGACCTCGAGCGCCGCTAACGGAACCTTCGTCGGGCAGGTCTCGTACCCCCAGAACGGCGTGTTGATCTACGACACCAACGGCTGCGCAGACCTCTCGGGCGCATCGAACCAGGGCGCAGGGTACATCTCCCTCCCTGCGCAGTCCGGCATCGGTGGCCTCGATTTCTGGATTCTCGGACAGCAGACCAACGGGCAACTCGTCACGCAGTTAGTCAGTTCGACCACCGTGCAAATCAAGGTCGGCACCTCGGGCAAGTTAGAAGCGTGGACGGGCTCGACCCCTGCCTTCAACGTCTCCTCGAACATCGCAGTCAATGACGGCTACTGGCACCACGTCGGGCTCGTCACGATTAGCACGACGACCTACCTCTACTGTGACGGCACTTTCACCGCCATCACGGGGCTGACCGGCTCAAGCCTGAGCGCACCAAGCAACCTGCTCATCGGTGCCAACCCCTCGAACTCCGCCCCCACCTTCAACGGGCAGGTGGACGAGATTGTCATCTCCAACGTCGTCTCAATTCCGCAGGCGCAGATTCAACAGCGATACACCGCAGGCACGATGCTCCAAAAGGGCTACCCCGTCACCTCGAACAAGGTGCTGTCTGGCGACCGCATCGCTGAGGTGCTGACCCTCGCAGGCTGGGGAACCATCAACAATGACGGCGGCCTGTCCTCGACCTGCACGCTCAGCGTCTCTAACTACAAGATTGCCAACCTCTACCAGACTGCCGTGAGTTACGTCTACGGAGCCTCCTCGAACGGTTACGCCTCTGTAGAGCCCTACTACTGGGATTCTCCCGTCACCGGCTCTACCGCCCTCGACCTCATTCAGCAGGTCACAGACACCGACTTAGGCTCGTTCTACCAGATGCCAGACGGGACGTTCCACTTCGACACGCAGAACTACTTCGGAACGTGGTCATGGAACTCGACGACCGAGACCGGAACGTGGACACCGACCTCGAGCGCCGCAGGCTACACCTGGAGCGACACGGCAAGCGGAGCCCTGCACTACGACGGCCCCTCGGCTGAGGTCATCTTCGACGACGCTGACACATGGACGACCGTGCGCATCACTCCGCAATCGGGCACGGACCAGATCTACGAGAACGTGACCGCCGAGGCTCGCTGGGGCTTCTCCACGCTGAGCAAGAGCTCAACGGTCTCCACCTCGCTCGACGACGCTCTGAGCACTGCCAACTTCCTCGGCTACCTCTACCGCCAGCCCCTGTGGAGAGTGAACAACGTCACCCTCCTGAGCGAGACGAGCAACGGAGCGAACCTGCCCTCCATGCTGGACGCAGGACTCGGAGACATCATCTCCTTCGAGCGCACCATGCCTAACGCCTCGGGAGCGAACGCTATTAGTGCTCGCATGGTCATCGAGAGCATCACGCACGACTTCGTGGCTGACCCTGGCACCTGGCACTCCTCATTCGTCCTCGACCCCTATCCGGTGCACAACTAATGGTCATAAAGAACTCATCGAACTTCGGCTCATCACTTACCTCGCTGGGCGACGGCTCAGACGCTTCATTCTGGCGAGAGGGTGGGGCGTGGGATAGCGGCACGCCGAGCAACTCGGCAATCACTGTCGGCACGAGCTACAACGCCATCGCCGTCATCAACGTTGCCTACGCCGGACCAAACACCACGCCTGCTGGCTTCCTGCGCTACCTCATCCTGTTCAACTTCGGCGAGACCAGTTCCCTACCTTCGGCAGACACGCAGGTCTACGCCGGTCTAGGTCTCGACAACACCGGCACAGGCCTCATCATGGACTACCAAGTCGGCTTCACCACGAAGCAGGAAGCGGCGGCCTTCTCGGGCTCGTTCATCTACAACGCCCCCGACACCCAGCCCTTCAACCTGTACCTCTACGCAAAGACCGGCACCGGCACCATGCACATCGCCTTCGCTCACATCACCGTCATCGGCATTAGTTAGGAGAATCATGAACGACACACGCCAAGCAATCGTCGCATGGGCGCAGTGGGCGCACCAGAACGCTCAGCACTTCAACTACACCGAGGGCCCTCAGCGCATGAGTGCCATCGGCGTATTCCCTCCGAAGTTCCCCATCAACGCTGACTGCTCAGCCTTCGTGACGTGGTGCTACTGGATCGCCGGAGCCGACGACCCCAACGGGCTGGGCTACAACCACACCGGCTACACCGGCACCCTGCTCACTCACGGTCTTGAGATTCCCCTCGCACAGGTACAGCCTGGCGACGTTGTGGTCTACGGCCCAAACAGCGGCTGGCACACGGCGCTCATCGTGCAGGCCGGTCACGACCCCCTCACCATCTCGCACGGTCAGCAGGGCGACCCTTCGCTCGTCCACGTCAGCCAAGACGGTCGCCAGCCTCAGCGTTAC